TGCCTCTCTCACACTAAATTGTAATCTTGCAATTGAAGCCAATCCAAATTGGAACTCTGTGGTGTCATCGTCTAGGATAACACTGAATTGTATGTTTGTTAAATTGATTTCATCACCACTGGTGACTGCAGTTATCAAACCAGGTGTAAATGAAATAGTTCCTTGCCCACTGCCATCTGAAGTGTGATCTGCAGTAACCATGTATGATTTGCCATGGCCATCAAAGTTTATGAAGTCTCCTGCTTTCAACAACAATGTGCTTGAGTCAGCGCCTGAATAGGCTATAGTGGTATCTCCTATAGCACCACTAGTGCTAACAGTAGGATTGCCGCCTGTGTATCCTGCTTGGTTATCACTTACTGTTGGAAGGATAACAGTGAATGCATCAAACTGTCCTTTTACTGCAGTTAAAAATGCCATTATTGGAAGCATATCACTTTGTTTCATGTTTGGATATTCAATATCAAATTTGAAATATTGTGATCCTTGTGATTTTACCTGTCTGCGACCATTCAATGCAAATGTAGTAATGTTTTGTGCAACTGTGCTTACGTTAACACTGCTTGGTGCTGGTGATACTGGTAACAGTGCCATTAGATAACACTCCTTCTACCTTGGTTTTCAATACCTTCTCTTACTATACTAGTTATTAAGGCTTTTCTTTGCATGATTAGCGTGTCCACACTTACTGCATCAACAGCGTTGATTGTGAAGTTGATGTTGACATTGCTTGGGCTGTCCATGCTGCCTCTGTTTGGAACTATTTGACCTGAGCCTGCAGGCACAAATACCTCTGGTCCATCTTCTCCAATCAGGTATGGTGTTCCACCGCTCACATAACCACCAAACTGTCTACCAGTGTATTGTTGCGAAGCAATCGCTGCAATCTGAACAGCACCCATTGTAGCAATTATACCTGCCAATATTGGACCTAATGGAAAACCAAAACTCAATGCTTGAGTAATACCCATTGCTACGTTCATAATTGCTTGACCAATGTTGTAGGCTTTTGCAAGATAAAATGCTTCTTTGTTGTGCTTGCCTAACTCATTTATCATTGCACCGCCGGCGTCCATTACAAATTTTAATTTTTGATCTTCAGCAACTTTTGTCAAATCCATTTCAGCAAATTTGCCGCTTTTCAACAAGCCCAATTGTGAGTCATAATTGCGACTCTGAATTGCTGCCATCTTTTGACTGTGTTGAGTTTCAAGTTGTTCTCTTGTTCTCATGTAGTCTTGATCAAAGGCTTGTCTATCTTTGTAGTATTCATCAAGTATGGCTAGTTTGTCTTTGAAACTTTCCATCTCTGCTTGTTCTTCGTTTCGCAAACCTTTTTGTAATTGTGCCAATCGTTTGTTTAATTCTTGTTGTCGTTTTTGTATTGCCTTTGAACTTTCTGGCACACTAACAGGAGCAGCTTGTTTAGGTGTAAACATACTAAATTCAGTTGGGTCCATAAACTGAATTTGCTCTGCAAGAAATTTTTGTTCTTTTAGTGTATCAGAAAACAGTTTTGCTTTTTCATTTGTTTTACTAGTTTCATTGCCTACTTCTCTAATTTTCTTTACAGCCGTATTGGCAAAATCAACAAATTTCTTGTTTATCTCATCTACCATACTGCTGAATGCACCATCACCAAACACAACCTTGTCAAGTGGTTCGCGACCAAAGTAAGTAGCAACACGGTTATAAACATCAATTAGGCTGTTGATTTTATCTTCAAAAAATACAATAACTCTATCAACAAATGCTTTGATTTCATCAAAGAACGCTGCTATACCTAACAGTATAAACCTTATACCTCTACCAACCAAGAAGTAGCCAATCAAACCTAATAATTGTGCTTCCGGAGGCAATTGATTTGCAAAACGAATCAAATTGTTGATACCATCGCGAACAATTCTGAACAAACCACTGATTGCAGGTTCAAATCTTTCAATGGTTCCTACCACAGTGATCACAATGTCAAGGAATGCTAAACGCACACGCTTTTGAAATGCCTTTAAATCTTTGTCAGGTAATATCTCTTTAAACGCTTCGCCAATTGCATTAAGACTGTCGCCAATTCCTTGTGCAATGCCGCTTAGTGCTGCACCAAATCCTGCTTGGTTTAACACTTCTGTAGATTTCAATACTTCGTTGTTTAGTTGAGTAAATGCATCACTAATTGTAGGTGGTATTTTCCTAAACTCTTCAGCAATAAGAGGTGCTTGGTTTTGAATTGCTTTTAGAACAACTTCTGTAGTAAGTGCACCTTGAGTGCCTAGTTCACGCAATTCGCCAATTGTTACACCAAGTCCATCAGCAATGGTTTGTGCCAGTCTAGGTGTTTGTTCCAACACACTTCGCAATTCGTCACCACGCAGTGCACCACTTGCCAAACCTTGTCCCAACTGTATGATTGCAGCATTTGCTTCTTGTGCACCAGCACCACTGATCTTAAGTGCTTGGTTAATTGTTGTGGTTGCTGTTAATAGTTCACCTTGGCTGACTGCAGTGCCTTGTGTGCTGCGTGCCAGTCTGCTGTAAAGGTCAATGGTTTCTTCTAGACTGCCTCGTGTTTCACTGGCAACTCTGTTCAATGCACTTTGAGCACTTGCAAAGTTTTGGCTGCTGCCTGTGACCAGTCTGAGTCTAGCATTTACCTGTTGGAATCTGTCAGCAAGGTCAGCAACTGTTTTCACAGTGGCAACACTGGCCAATGCACCCAGTGCCGCTGTTGCACGACTGATACCTCTGTCAAAACCTCTGGTATCTAATCTAAGTTTTACGACCTGTTCTTGCATTATGCATTGCCTTTCGCTGCTCTTCTGCCTGTAGTTTGAAATATGCAATCCATATTTCTAGTTCAGGCATGCTCATTTCTGCTACTTGTTCCAAGGACATGTGTAATTCCTGTCCCACCCGGCAAAGTAACAGCAAGTCCGGGTCAGTTCTTAGTTTTTTTCAGTTTGATCTACATCAAATTGATATTCTTCAGCCCCTTGATTGATCACAGCGGCAATCTCAATGATAACTGCAGGATCAACTTCGTTCAATAGTGTGACTCTGTCACTTGGTTGAAACATTTTACTTCCATCTGCATTTCTGCACTTCACAATCAAACTTTCAACCAATGCTTCTGTTGGTTTGCCTGATTGATGCAAGTTCAAGATCTTTGCTTCATCTTTGAAACTGTTTACTTTCTTGTAATACACAGTTGTGTCCCATGTTTTACAATAGTATTGTTCCATGGTTTCGCTGATGCGATCTTTGAAATGTTCTGTTGCTTTTTTTAATACTGGGTTGTTCAACATTATAATTTCCTTCCGATAATTGAACGATTACCTAACACCGCTTTGATGGTAGGTTTTACAATGCCTCTTGGTGCTTGTCTACTGCTGCCTTGATCCAAGAACACTGTGTAGTCTTGACTGTTGGAGATTACATAATCATTACGATCTTTTCTTCGACTCCAACTTCTTTTTGCACGACCACTGCGAACAGGTGTTCTTTGCCTCACACCTGATAGCAGTCGATTTGCGAGATTAAGAGCCTCTCGGTCTCTTAATCTCTCCAAATCTCTAGAGATACGAATACCTCCAAGTTTAACACTCAGTTGCATTTATGCAATCTGTGCGTAAGTTACTGCACCTGTTCCTTGTGCAGTGAATGAGCCTGTTACAATGCCATCAAAACTTGAACTGATTGATAGTCCTGTGACAACGCAACCACCTGAAATTTTAATTTTGCCGGATCCTGAACTGCCTTCTGGATAGATGATGAAAGCACCAACTGGTGTGCTTGAACCATCTGCAAATGCCAATTGTGAAATTGCACTATACTGTTCATCATCACTAGCACCGTCCTCTAGGATGAAATCACCGCTGATGGTGAAACTGCCCAGTCCGTGTGTGTATGTTCTCATTTCATCACCCATAGAACTTGTCTCTAGGGTGTCCATTGTTGTGTCAAGTGTGAAACTTGTTAATTCAGCGACAGTGACTTCACTTCCTGATGTGCCAAGTTGTAAAACACCACTTGTTCCTCTAATTGCTGCCATCTACTTTACTCCTCGTTGGTTGGCTTGTCTTCTTCTTTGGCAGATGGAATGTCTACCAAAGTAAGTTCAACGGGTTCTTCTACGCTAACCGTCTTACTGTTTTTACTGGGCGATGTATCTACTGTTTGTTCAACCAACTGCCATCCTTGACTGATGCGACGTTCAACGTCAGCATCTGATATGTCGCGAATTTTACGGCTGGCTTGATGAATCATTTTTGTCATAGTTGACCTCTCTGATATGTGTAATCCACTTTAACTGTTATCGTGACCTCACTGTATGGAGGTTCTATATCATTATTTACTACCACTTCTATGACCTGAGTATCCAGTGCATTACTGTCTCTTGTGACATCAGCAACCAATGCTTCCTCAACACGTTCAATGATATCATTGCGTTGTGTGTCAAGACTGGTGCCTTGCACATAACATATGATTTCAAAGAATATGCTGGCAAATCTGCTGCCTGCTGTGCCTAGCAAACTTAGTGCTTCTCTGGTTTCGTTGCTGGTGGTAATATAAACTGCGGGAAACTGACTGCGAGCAAGATTTTCAACATCCAGCGTTTCTCTGGTGACAAAAATAGGTTTGGGATCACGTGTGTCACGCAAAACCTGTTCAATGTTTTTGGCGATGAGTTCTCGCTTGCTCATCTAACCAATCTCTGATAGTGAACACTGATTTTTTCAACATCTTGAACTGTGCCATCTCCATCATCATCATATTCAACACCATCTTTTAACACATTGTTCCATTCACGTGCATATTCTTCTCTGTAGAAGTTCATCATGTTGTAGAATCTGTCGTTTTCTGGATCGTGTCTGGTGAGTTGTGGCATGATGTAATACCCTAACACATGATAGACTGCAGTTCTTGTGAACTGGCTTTCAGTGAGTTTGGTTTCATCCATTTCAATAGGGTCTGTGAGTTGACTGATATCATATTCAGCAAGTCCAAGACTTTTGCGTGGCCACCAATCAATACGAAGTTGTCTAAAGATGTCTTGTCTGCTTTTTTCAAGCAGACTATCAAAGTTGAGTATGCCGTAGTCTCTAACGTCGGGCACATATTCCTCAACATTTGCAATAGTAATCATGTCTGCTGTTGCCATCTGTGTTCCTTGTAATGGTTGACAAGGGCTTGGTAGCCCTTGTCAGTATTATCATCATTAGTTGCTGGTTAAACCATCCATTAACAATGTTACACCATAGGTGTTCTTTAGAATTGCTTCACCTGTGGTCATTGTCATTACAAGTTCACTAGCACGCAAAGATGCGTCACGCTGTTGCTCTAGGCGTGGTTCACGACCTACTGCAACACCAATTGCATCACGTGAGAACACAGCACCTACATAACCATCACTGGATGATGTTGGAACAAGTGAATGCTCAACTACATTGATGCCTGCGATGTTGCCAATGATACCAGTTTGTAGTGCCTGGTTGCCTGGCTCACTTAGTGCAGGAATGTTGTTGCCACCATTTGTAGCAAGTTCTTTCTTAAGTGCATATGCTGCTTTTGGATGCACAACGCAATAGTATGGGCCTGGGGCGTTTACACTGCGTAGTTGTGCTGCTGCTTGGAACAACATGCTGGCTGAAAATTCAGTAGCATCGTTGCCGATTGAAGTTGAGAAACTTGAGAACAATGCTGCAAAGTCTGTGTCAACTTTTTCTGCTACTGCACGACCTAGGATGTTACCAATGTCTGCTGCCACATCAAATGGGCTTGACTCTAGCATTAGGTCTGTTACTGTTGCCATTACACCAATCTCAGCAAGTGTGATTGTTACACTTTGTGGGTCTAGGCCGGATACGTTTGACATATCTGTGCCTTCGGTTACATCACTGGCACTAACACTTGGGTATACAGGAACTTGGAAAGTTTTGCCTGCACCTGCTGCTAGGTTGTAGTTGCGAGCAACTGCACGAGCAACACTTTGTTCTGTTGCTGTGAAGATTGCTTCTTGCAGAATATTGGTGTAAAGTTCACTACCAATACTGCTGGTTACTTCATTTGCCATCTTTAATTACTCCTTATTATCTGGCTGCGTCTCGTTCCGCACGGTATTTTGCATAAATTTCTCTATCACTGCGGCGAGTCATGTCTAACTTGGAGATATCAATT